TTTTTATTTAAAAAAATAAATTGTTTGTTAACCAAAAGTAATAACAAAATATTAAATTAACATATATATGGCACTTTGGCACATATCTAAAATGTCAGATTATAAATTTAGAGTTAATGCCAAGAATTACTGCCTCACGTACTCAAACACCGGCCAACAGTCCAGAACCGATAATGTGGGACATGGAGGAACAGGAATTCTTTCGGACGGCATCGAACATACCGCAGACACCCCCTTCATTACGGCTGAGTCAACCGCTAATGCAATCATCTCCTTACTGGCCAACGTACATAGACCATGGAGATATCTGGTCGTCGCAAGAGAAAAGCACGAAGACGGATCCCCCCACTACCATGCCGGGATCTGTCTTGAAACCAGATGGAACTTACGAGATAACAGAGTGTTTGACATTGGAGGAGTCCACGCAAACATTCAAGCCGCAAGGGACGTCACAAAGTGGATCACTTATGTGAAAAAGGATAACGACTTTGTAGAATTTGGTGAATGCCCTACCAATAAATCTAATAAAGATCGCCTTGAGTCTAGCGAGTTAATCGCTATGGCAAAAGAGCTACAACTGGCAGACTTTCTGGCATATTGCAGTGTGCACAAATACACTTACGGAAAAGATATATGGCAAATGGTACATGAAGATACGAGTATGACTTTGGTAGATGGACAACAATTTGAAGGTGAAATTAAAAAAGAATTCGAATTATTAATGTCTAATGTATCCTGGAACAACAATCTTACCTTGTTGTTGGTTGGTGATTCTGGAATAGGTAAAACTACTTGGGCAAAACGCATCATCCCGAAACCGGCACTAATGGTAACCCACATCGATGATCTTAGAAAATTCAAAGCTGGATATCATAAATCAATCTTATTCGATGATGTGAGTATACACCATATGCCGGAGACTGCTCAAATTCATTTGGTAGATTACGACAATCCTAGATCGATCCATTGTCGTTATGGTACAGCAAGAATACCTGCTGGAATCGTTAAAATCATCACCTGTAACACAATTCCAGTCAGCTATTCAATTGAAGCAATTAAAAGAAGAACTCAACTATTATCATGTACTCAAATTAGTATGGGATCAATTCACGCAACAAAAATAAACTTTATTTAAACATCAAAGCCTTCTACAATTGGGGCAGTATACTGTGTACTTTTTAGATTTATCTTCATATTTAAAGTATTTTCACATTCATATGCTAACTGAACAGGCTGAGCTTCAGCTCCAATATTTCCTATAACTTTTTCAAAAGCAAAATATCGACATGATCCAAAAGGGACTGAATGAAAATCATCATTAGCTAAAATATATACATTAGACATAACAACCCAAAAGTTATTAATAGAAATATTAAAAGAGTGAGTTAATAAACTAGTCTTAATTCCTCCTGGAAGAATTTTAACCTTAGAAGACCCTCTAACACCTGAAAAAAAATAGGGTTGAGGTGGTTCCCTCATACTATTTTCAGTAGCTGCAAACGAAGAAACACCAGTTACTCTATTAGGAGGTGTACTACTAGATATATCCTTAGGATAAATAGATGAACCTTTTGCATCATATGAACGTCCGATTATGGGCATAGCGTTAACATCATTAGAATCAAAATCAGCAGGATCAGTTACAGTACGATTTTGCATTTTAAGAGCAGATTTAGAATGGATATTAATATATCCCCCTGAAAAGGCAAATTTAAAAATCCGATCTCCGACAGGTTGCCAAGCAAAATCTCTCATTATAGAACGGGAAGTGAATAACCCAGTTTCAACAGCTGAAAAAAAAATATTGATCCAAATAGCATTGGCAACAGTTTCGTAAGATACAACATCTGCTGCAACTAACGGATAATTAATTGTGCTAAAATTAACAGTCGGATTAGCTTGATAAGCTAATGTCATTTGATCAGCAACAGCAAACCCAATAGGCTGGTCAGCCCAATTGTTAATATCAATTCCTTTACGACGAACAATTTCTTTCAATAAAGCATAACAGAAATATTTAGCAAATTGCTGATAATTAGAAGTAGTATGTGCAACATATACACAATTAAGATCATTAACAGTATTCTGAGTTTCAACATTGTATGTAACACCATTAACAGCTAATCTTTGAATAGATGTTTTACGAACACGTCGAGACTTGCGAATTTTTCCACTAAATTTAGATGGAAAAACTCGGCGAGAACCCATTGACTGAGTACGGGTACTAGTACTCATAGCGGACGGTGATCGTGCATTACCCAATTGACTTACGGTCATTGGTCTATCACGATACGAAGCCTGGTAACGACTAGGACCGCGAAGATAACCACGAATAGTATTACCAAGAGAGGTACCCATAGAGCGTGCAGCACTCCCCGCCGGCGAATAATATACTCCTCGTGCGGCTCGATATGCTCCATAAAGGTTAGAAAAGGTCGATCTGGGTGTTCGACGATTGCGGCTTACAACGCGAGGCATATAACAATAACAAAAGAAAAATTACATTTTATATAGGAGGGTGGCACTGGCACCGGAAAACCATGTAATATTATATGGTTTTCCTACGGTGCCCAATCCCCTAACTCCTACCCCCTATAATTTATTTTTTTATTTAAAAAAATAAATTGTTTGTTAACCAAAAGTAATAACAAAATATTAA